ACAAGATATTGATGTTGCTAACGCAGTTATCTATTTGATAGAGAAACGAGAGAACATTGAGAACTTCAATAAGAAAGCTCTATACATTATGATTAGAGAAATGACAAATTCAAATACACAACACATTACTCGTGTTGTTAATGTGATGAAGAAACATCATTACAATCTACAAAGAAATTACTTGACTACTGGTTCAATTGAAACCAAGTGGACTGGTAGTTGGGATAATTTATAACAGATATGAGAAAGGGCAGTATTTCTACTGCCCTTTTAATTCCACCTTTATTTGTTAAGTAATCCGAGTATCACGATTAGTGATATGAATCCAGCAAATCCTGCGTTTCCGAAGCTATTTACTAAACCGATAAGATTACCTACAATGTCTATGCCTAAGAATCCTCCTACAAATACTAATTGTACGAGAACACCTAATCCGATAATGTGAAGTAGTATTTCTTTAATTCCACCCACTGCTTCCATTACCATTTTCATAGTGTCTTTCATTGTGTTTCCCCCTTTTATTAATCTAAAAAACTACAAATTCCGTAGTCGTATAATAACTATAAGTGAATATAACAAAAATTAATTGGTATATAAATATATATTGTCTTTTTTTCATAATTCTATATTTATTGTTAGGTAAAAACTATGGCAAATGACTATGAAATATTCGAGGGAAAAACCCTATCTGATGTCTTTAAAGACATATATGATAATTCCAAAACCAATAAACAGCAATTAGAAGTATTGATGAAAGAGGTGGTGGGATTTATCAAAGATGGAGATACAGCCGTTCAGATAGTTCCTATGTTGAAAGAGTATTTAGAAATCAATGTCAAGAACGATGAACAACTTGTTAAGTTGGCAACAATCGTCCAAAGAATTACAGCAGCTGAAGGAAAGGTATCGGATTCAGGAGATGAGTTCGGTTTATCAGACGCAGAAAAAGAACAATTGATGAATGCAATAGAATCAGATGTTCAAGAGTTACAAATCAAAAAAGACGAAATAGAGTCAAGTATTAAAAAGGAAAATTAAATGGCATATGTTCGGTCCAATGCAGGTTCGGGTATTGATAAAGCTTTTGATAATGAACTTATCACACGAAATGAACTATACGCAATATTAGACCAATTAAAAGACGAAAGTCAATTTCATCAATTAGAAATTTTTGAGGTTGTAGATGTTGATACAGAAAATGTTGGTTCGGTAATTGGTAGATATGTATATTCAGAACAAGGTGATTCACTTGAAGAAATTGGTGATAGAACTTTTCTACCATTGAACTCAAACATAATCCAATATCCCTTACGAGGCGAATTGTGGTTAGGTCTTGATTATAAAGGACAACAATTTTATCTATCAAGATTAAGTAGAGATATAACTGATGTCAATTATAGAAAAATAAATGAAAGTGCTATTAGTGAAAATCAAACACTTGATTTATCACGAGGTGGAACTTACCAAGAGATATCACCAGAACACGCTGATGTTGAAGTTGGTGATACTTTGATACAAGGTAGATTTGGTAATTTTATAACATTGACAAGTAGACAATCTCAAGGTTTGGATGAGTCACCAAGAATAACAATCAACAATCAAAGGTCAATAGTTGATTTAGAATCAATAGATGATATTGGTTTGATTAATGTAGAGAGTGATGAAATTTTAATGACAGCTTTAACGGATGAAGTTAATATTAGAGCATTAAAGGATATTAATATTAATTCAAGTCAAGGTGATGTAAACATTGAATCAGAAAGTAACATAGTATTAAACCCAAGAAACAGCACTATTGAATTTGATATCAAGAATGGTGGTACGATATTAAGTTCTACAAAAGAGGGTATTCCATTTCCACAATTAGATATGGCAGGATTTTTAAAACAAATAATGGGAATACAAAAATTATTTCAAGCATTTACTCTTGGTGTTCCTAAACTATCTAATCCACTAACTCTACCTTCTGGTGTGAAAGATATCGTCAAAGGTTTAGAGGGTGCAAAAAACTTTGTTGACGCAACATTGAATTTAGAGTTTTTAAGTCAAGGGTTAATGGAAACAAAAACATTACCTGAGATAAAAGCATCATTACCAATACCATCAGGTCTTACAAATGTGGTTGGGGATATTGAAGAATTTTCAAAAGATATTGAGGGTGGTATTCAAAAAGCACAAAGATTTGCAGAATCAAATAAAGCTAAATTAGAACAAGCAAATCAAATTTCTGCAGCGATAGACGCTGGTGATAGAAAAGATTTACTTGCTTTATTGGAAAACATACCAGAAGAAGAAAGGAACCAAATACCAGGAGCTAATGACGCATTAGCTATTGCACAAGATAAAAGTGTAGGTGGTGGAGATATACCGAGAGCAAGAGATAATGGAGTGTTCAGACTTCTTGAAGATTATATTGCAGAACAGGGTAGTGTAGAGGGAGATGTTGAACAATTAAAAATGTACGGAAAAATTTTAAACTTAACAAAGTAGGAGTAGTAATGAAGAAAAATGACTTAATAAAAATAATCGAATTAGTTGTCCGTAAAGAAGTTAAAAAACAGATGACCGAGATATTTATTAATGAAGAAAAAGAAATTAGTTTATCGGAAACAATTTCTAAACCAACACCTAAAAAGGTAATTAATAAAAAACCTAAAAAACAATACACAAAAGACAAAGCATTAAACGAAGTATTGAACCAAACCAAACCATTGGGTTCATCAGGTCAAACTGAAGAATACCCTTCATTGGGTGGTGGAGTATTAGGTTCTGACAATATGGCAGAAGTATTGGGTTATGGAGATTTAGGTAGAGGACAGAATAAAGAAACAGCTCGAGAAATGGCAGCAGTTGACTCAATCAAGAAAGCAGGTGTTTCAGTAGACCAAGTGCCAGAAGATGTTCAAAATGCACTAACTCGTGATTATTCTGGATTAATGAAAGCAATTAGTAAAAAGAAAACAGGTGAGGATAATTTCAGACCTTAATAAATAATGGCAAGAAGCGTAAGAGAAATAGATAGAAATGAAGACAAGTATGTCGGAATAAGATTTCCATTGGACCATAGTCCAGAGGGATTCTTTTACAAGACAAAAACTGTATTGGAACAATCAAAAGCAAATTTACAAAATTTGTTATTAACGACACCAGGTGAAAGAATATTTCAGCCAGAGTTTGGTTCACAATTAAAGTTTATTGTGTTTGAACAAGGACAAGATATTCCAAGTAGAATAGAAGAAACCATTCGTTCATCAGTTGATAAATTCTTAGCATACATTAATATAATTAATGTTTTCACCACACAACAAGATAATACAGTTAATGTTTCGATTGAGTTTTCAGTTCCTTTAAATCCTGACACCATTGAAATATTAAATTTTGATTTTAGAATTGGAGAATAAGAATGCCAGATTACGGTACAAATAAAAAGTTAGTTAGTAAAGAAGTAAATTATCTCGGTAGAGACTTTACGGATATAAGAAGTAATTTAATTGAGTTTGCGAAAAACTATTTCCCAAACCAATACAATGATTTCAATGAAGCATCACCAGGAATGATGTTTGTTGAAATGGCATCTTATGTTGGTGATGTATTGAATTACTATGTTGATAACCAATTCAGAGAAACACTTTTACAATACGCAGAAGAAAGGAAAAATGTATTAGCGATTGCACAATCATACGGATACAAACCCAAGTTAGCAACACCCGCAACAGTTGAAATGACCGTTAGTGTGGAGGTTCCTTCTAAGTCTGATGGTAATAATGGATTTATAGCTGACTTAGATTATGCAGGTGTATTAAGTGCCAACTCAACCGTAACTGCAAACAATGGAGCAGAGTTTACATTATTAGACGATGTTAATTTTAAAGCATCGAGTTCATTAGACAGAATGAAAGTTGAATTATTAGACCCAGGTACAGGTACCGAACCTACATTATTTAGATTAACTAAAAAAGTATTAGCACAATCTGGCACAAGAGAGTCAGAAGAATTTACATTTAACAATGCAAAAGAGTTTGACAAAATAGTTTTATCAAATGAAAAGGTAACTGAAATTATATCAGTAACGGATAGTTCAGGTAATAAATTTTATCAGGTTCCATTTTTAGCACAAGACACGATTTTTGAAACAGAACAAAACACAACATTGAACGACCCAGACTTGGGTGAGTTTGAAACGGATACACCTTATTTGTTAAAATTAATTAAATCATCAAGACGATTTACAACTTATGTTCGTGATGATAATAAAATGGAATTAAGATTTGGTTCAGGTATTAGTGATAATGCAGATGAAGAAATAATTCCAAATCCAGATAATGTTGGTTCATCATTAGGAATGGGTGTATCGAGATTAGATGAGGCATTTGACCCAAGTAATTTTTTAAAAACACAAACATTTGGATTAGCACCAAGCAACACAACACTTACCGTAGAGTATAATTATGGTGGAAGAGTTGAAGATAATGTTGCAAGTAATAGTCTAAATAGTTTTGCAAGAAAGGTGTATACAATTTCTACCGAAGGATTGGATGCGACTAAAAAAGCCAGTGCTGAAGCAAGTATAAAAATTACAAATGAAAGTCCAGCATCAGGAGGTTCTTCATCAGAAACTCTAACTCAAATAAAAGAGAATGCTGCAGCATACTTTAATGCACAAAATAGAGCAGTAACAAAAGCAGACTACATTACAAGAGCTTATTCATTACCACAAAAATATGGAAACATAGCAAAGGCATATATTGTTCAAGATGAACAATTAGAAAATCAAGGACAATTACAAGTTATTGATGGACAAGTAATTGATACAAGAACAGCTACAAAACAACCAAATCCATTAGCATTGAATATGTATTTATTGGGTTATGATGTTGATAAAAAGTTAGTAGCATTGAATAGAGCAGTAAAACAAAATTTAAAAGTATATCTTTCACAATACAGAATATTAACAGACGCAATCAACATTAAAGACGGATATGTTATTAACATTGGTGTTAAGTTTGATATCATTGTAAAACGAGGATATAATAAAAATGATGTATTGTTTAAAGCAATACAAAAAGTAAAAGAGTTCTTTGCACCAGATAAGTGGCAAATGAACCAACCAATTGTATTGGGTGATTTAGCATATCAGATTTCATTAGTGGACGGAGTAGTATCTTTGGTTCCACCAGAAGTCAATAATCCAAATAGGGATTTAATATTGATTGAAAATAAACACTCAGTTCAAAATGGATATAGTGGTAATGTTTATGATGTGAGAACCGCATCACAAGAGGGTGTGATTTATCCTTCATTAGACCCGAGTATATTTGAATTAAAATTCCCCAATAGTGATATTGAGGGTAAAGTAGTGGGAGATAGATAATGCATTATTTTGAATTTGGAAAAAGAGATGCGACAATATATTCAGGTGGAACAACAGCTTCTATCAATACTGGATTTGACGAAATATTAGAAATCAATAAAGTTGTAAACAATAATGGTACGGTAGGAAATGTATCCAGAGTATTGATTGACTTTGATTATTCTTACATATCACAATCTATTATGGACGGAAAAATACCTTCCACCGCAAAGTATTATTTAAATTTATTCGATGCAACTTCTGAAGAAGTGGAAGCATCACAATCACTACACATTTATATGGTTAGTGGTAGTTGGAAACAAGGAACAGGAAAACTTGACCACGACCCAGTAACGACTGACGGAGTAAGTTATCAATACAGAGACCACGACACCAAGACACCTTGGGTAACAGGTTCAGTATTGACTGACGGAGGTGCTTGGTTTACATCAAGTATTGATACCAATCAAGAATATGGTATTAGTTCTTCATATGATATTTCTTTCGATAGAAAAGATATTAGAGCAGACATAACTGACTTAGTCAATAACCACATTTATTCAAGTTCAGTATATCCAAATAACGGATTTATTATCAAACGAGAAGATAGTGGTTCTTACGGAGCTCATCCAAGTTCATCTATGTTTGACTTTGATTCAGGACAAGAGGGTGATAGTTCAAGATTAGGAAATCTAAAATATTTCTCAAGAGAAACTCATACAATTTATCCACCTAAATTAGAAGTAGTGTGGGACGATAGTTCTTGGAACTCAGGAAGTTTATCACCACTAACATCAACGGATTTGGAAAGACTAAAAGTTTACTTTAAAAACTTAAGACCAGAATATAAAGAAAAGTCAATAGTTAAATTTAGAGTAGTTGGTAGAGAATTATATCCAACAACTGCTTTCGCAACAACACCAGCAGAATTAGATGTAAAGTATTTACCAAGTGCGTCAACCGAATACGAAATCAAAGACGCAGATACCGAAGAAATTATTGTTCCGTTTGGTAGTGGTTCAAGAATTAGTTGTGATACAACAGGTAATTTTTTCAGAGTTCAAATGAATGGATTACAAGCAGAAAGGAATTATAGATTTTGTCTTAAAGTAGTTAGTGGTAGTGGAACCGATGAAGAAGAAGTTAACTTCTACGACGATAATTACGAATTTAGAGTGGTGAGATAAAATGCCTTACTTA